CAGCCTTGCCAAAACTGCCCAATATGGATGGGTGGCACCTTTGCTGGCTTTCGACAACCAACAGCTACGACTCCATCGATAAGCGGATTCGCCTAGGGTACGTTCCAGTTAAATCTGAAGAGTTACCCGGCTATGAAGACTATCGCGTGAAGGCGGGAGAACATGTTGGCTATATCTCATGTAACGAAATGTTACTGTTCAAGTTACCAATGGATGTTTTTCAAGAGATCATGCTCCATCATCATTACGACCAACCTCGTGAAGAAGCTGAGAAACTGCGTGTTCAATTGGAAAGCTTGCAAGGTCAACGTGACAGCAACGGTAAGCGACTTGTGGATGTCGAGGGCGAAGGTCTTGGTAATTTTGATCAACAGCCAAGCAAAACACCCGTATTTTCGGGTTAACCCAAGGAGTTTAATATGAGTTCTACCTCTGCTCCGTTCGGCTTGCGCCCCGCGTTCCACCCTTCTGGTCTGGATCGCGCTCAGGCGTTGGCAAACGGTATCGTCTCTGGTTATGCCACAGACATCTTAAAAGGCGCACCTGTGCGCTATAACAGCACTGCTGGTACATCCGTAGCCGCTGGTACTATCACTAACGCCGCCTCTGGTGGTGCATGGTCTGGTGCTTTCGCTGGCGTCGAATATACCGACACTACTGGTCGTCGTCGTGTCAGCAACTACTGGCCTGCCAGCACAACCTTTCAAACAGGTTCATGCGTGGCTTATTTCTACAACGATCAAAACATCGTTTATGAAATCCAGTCTGATGCAACTATTGCCCAAACATCTTTGGGTGGTGAGTATGACTTCTCTGCCGCTACTGGCTTCACAGTTACTTCTGGTTCTAACGTGACTGGTCTGTCTACGACAGGTCTGGGCGTGTCTACAGCCAAAGCTAACGGTGCTCAAGGTCAAATGCGTGTCGTTGATATCGCTCCTTATGTGGACAATAACTGGGGTGATTCCTTTGTTATCGTTCGTGTTGTTAACGCTCAGTCTCAGTACTTCGGTTCTGTGACAGCAATTGTTTAAGGAGGACTAAAAAATGGCCGCTCCAATGCGCAGTACCGACTTTCGGTCTATTGTTGAACCCATTCTGAATGAGTGCTTTGATGGTGTATACGATCAACGTGCCGACGAATGGAGCCGTGTTTTCCGTGAGGAAGACGGCATCCCACGTAACTACCACGAAGAACCCGTCTTGTACGGTTTCGGTGCGGCTCCACAGTTGCCTGACGGCACTCCTGTGACGTACCAACAAGGTGGTGTGTTATTCCTCAAGCGTTACGTGTACAAGGTATACGGTTTGGCATTTGCTTTGACCAAAGTTTTGGTTGAAGACGGTGATCACATCCGTATCGGTCAAGTTTACGCTCGCCACTTGGCTCAATCTTTGGTGGAAACCAAAGAGTTGTTGTCTGCTAACGTGTTGAACCTCGCCTTCACTGGTGGTGCTTCAGCAGGTGGCGACGGCGTGTCATTGGTTAACACTGCTCACCCAATCGTGAACGGTACTTTCAGCAACCAATTGGCTACATCTGCCAACTTGTCCCAGACTTCTTTGGAACAAATGTTGATCCAGATCCGTCAAGCTGTTGACAACAACGGTAAGAAGATTCGTTTGGTTCCACGTCAATTGATCGTGGCTCCCGGCAACATCTTCCAAGCTGAAGTTCTCTTGAAGTCCGTCTTGCGTACAGGTAACGCAAACAACGACATCAACCCTGTCAAGTCCATCGGTTTGTTGGACGAAGGCGCGGCTGTTCTGTCACGTTTGTCTAGCCCTACAGCATGGTGGGTTCAGACTGACGCTCCTGAGGGCATGAAGCTCTTGATGCGTCGTCGTCTTGAGAAGACTATGGAAGGTGACTTCGAGACTGACTCTATGCGCTACAAAGCGACAGAGCGTTACGACGTTGGCTTCACAGATCCACGCGCCGTATACGGCACGGCTGGCGTCTAAACCCAAGTGGGGGGTTCGCCCCCTGCGTTTTAAGGAGAAAAGACAATGGCACAAACCTATTTTGGTTCTACCCTGCGAGCAGGTTCTGGAACATTGACTGACACCACAGACGGCGGTTTCGTCGTCATGATGCAGACAAGTACAGTGACTACTGTGGCGGCAGGTACAGCGGTGAGTGTTACTGAAGTTCTGCCTGCAAGTTCACAAATTCTTGAAATCTTTATTGATCAAGTTGTTGATGAAGTTGTCGGTGGCGGTACAGCAACATCTATTGCGGCAACAGTGGGAACAGCGGCGGCGGGTACTCAGTACATTTCGTCAACCAACGTTTTTGCTGGTGGTCGCGTCGCCCCTACATTAACTACAGCCCAACTCTTGGCAATGTCTGATATTGGCACTAACACCAATGTCGTATTGACAATTGCTCCCAACGGTACGATCAGCACAACTCAAGGCGTTTATCGCATGACAATTGTGTATGCTCAGAAAGTCTAAGGAGCACAATCATGGGTCAATTTAAACCTATGGTCAAAATGATGACCACTGAGCCTTCAGTTATTCTGAAGCTCAAAAAAGGTGGCAAAGTAGAGCATAAGATGGACGGTGGGTACATGCCCATGCAGTCAACTATGCCTGCTCAAGCCTTGCCTGTTGGAAAAGGCCCAGCAGGTCTTGGTCGGGATACTGCTTTTGCACCAGCGCCTATGAAGCCCTCTTTGGCGGCTCGTCGTAAAGCAATGATGGCAAAGCCTGCTACAAAGCCTGCTATGAGTCCTACACTTATGAAAAAAGGTGGTAAGGCTGATAAGCATGAAGACGCCGCTCAAGATCGTGCAATGATCAAGAAGGCTATGTCTGGCAAGAAGTTTGCAACTGGTGGCGTCGTCAACGGTCAAGGTGGCTTCAAAGATGGTGGCATCATCAAGTCAACCAAGGGCGAGACGAAAATGGTAACTTCCAAAGTTGACCACTCACCTGCCAAAACTGGCGGTGTGAAGTTGGGCAATGGCGGTGGTTATGCAACTGGTGGCGTTGCTAAGGCTAATGGCGGTGGCTACAAGATGGGTGGTTCAGCAAAAAAAGCCTACGCGACGGGGGGAACTGTTGATACAGGCAAGCCCGTCGCGATGCCCAAAAGACCAGCTTCAAAACCTGTAGCTAACAGCATGCAATCTGGCACCTTTGCTAAGGGTGGTAAGGTCGAAAAAGCGGAGAAACCAAACCTTCGCTTGATTAAAACCTACACTGGCCCTAAAGGACATGTAGCGAAAGTTTACAAGGATCGTGACTGGCAGGAGTACAGAACCAAGTTCTATACACCTGATGGTAAGTATCTAACTGAAGGCGACTCACACACTGATGACGCTGAAGATGCTCACTCAACAGCCAAGAACCAAGTAGAAAACTCTCGCTACAAGCATGGTGGCACAGCAAAGGGCTACAACAGTGGAAGCACCGTAGACGCATCAAAAGGCGCATACGAGAAATCCATTGGCCCTAGTGAGGAAGATATGGACATGGCGAAAGCCATCCGTAGCGTTCCGCGCAAGCTGTTTGAAGGTGCGAAGAGCATGATGGGTATGACCCCCAAGCCTGCTGGTAGTGTTACAAAGACTGAGAAATCAGTTACTGTGACTCCTGCTGGCAAAAAGCGTGGTGGTGGTTGTTAAGTAAGGTGGGGGCTTCGGCTCCCACTTTTTATCGGAGAATAAATTATGGCTGATGCAGTTACAAGTCAAACGCTACTTGATGGTGAGCGTCTGGCAATCATGAAATTTACAAACATCAGTGACGGCACTGGTGAAACAGCAGTTACCAAAGTGAACGTAGCTAACCTTGCGCCTAGCGCATCGGGTAAAGCTTGCACAGGCGTTACTATCAACAAAATTACTTCTGTGTGTCACGGTATGGAAGTTCGTATGTTATGGGACGCAACAACAGACGTACCGTTTTTCTTAGGTACTGTCAACACCAACTACATGAATGACTTTTCAAATTTTGGTGGCATTACAAACAATGCAGGTGCAGGTAAGAACGGAAACATCGTGTTCAGTACCGCTGACCAAAGCTTAGGCGATACATACACAGTTGTTCTTGAGATGGTCAAAACATACGCTTAATCATGCCAAGCAAGTCACCAGCCCAACATCGTTTGATGCAAGCCGCCGCCCACACTAAGGGTGGCTTTGGTGGCGTACCTCAAAAAGTTGGTAAAGAGTTTGTGCAAGCAGACAAAGGAAAAGCTATGAAAAAAGCTAACGGTGGCTCCACAAGCCCTTACGATTACGACAGCGACGTTGACTACTACCAAGCAATTGGTCGCCTCAAAGACGAGGATGGCGAGTCGCAAGAAGCACCTCGCATTAGCTCTGCTGTTTTAAACAAGCAGAAGACTATGCGTAGAAAGAACGCGGCGTCTAGTGCAATGTCTATGGCGGCTAAACGTGCTGGTGACAAAGACGCTGACAAAAAAGTTCAAGATCGATGGGGACGTCGTGAGATCTCTGAGTCTTTGAAAAGCAAAGCCAAAATGTCAAGAGCACCTCAAGCTGAAGGCTATCGCAAAGAGTGGTCTGAAAAGATCGGCAAAGGTAAACCCGCTCCATTCAAAACAGGTGGCAAGGCGAAGTCCTGCTGGTAACTCATGAAACAAGGTCTATATGCAAACATTCATGCAAAACGTGAAAGAATCGCTAAAGGGTCTGGCGAGAAAATGCGCCGAGTTGGTAGCGAAGGTGCACCAACGGCTAAAGCCTTCAAGCAATCCGCCAGAACAGCCAAAATGAGTCACGGTGGCAAGATGACTAAGTCTTGCTGGTAATCATGGCAAAGAACCCTTCACTAGCTATTGGTCGTGGTGAGAAGCTCCCTGCAAAGCAAGGCGCTGGTTTGACGGCTAAAGGTCGAGCCAAGTATAACCGCGAGACAGGATCAAATTTAAAGGCTCCACAACCGCAAGGAGGAGCGCGTAGAGACTCTTTCTGCGCGAGAATGGAGCCAGTCGCTGAGAAAAGCGAAAAAGGCAGTAGAGCGCGAGCTTCAATGCAACGGTGGAATTGCCCCGGTTGGTAAGGAATAAAACATGGCATACAGCGGCACAGTCGGTCAAACAGTCATCACGGTTCAAAACCTGATTGACAACGGAGCACGTCGGTGCGGTAAGCTGGCTGAAGAGTTGACCTCTGAGCAAGTGTTGAGCGCAAAACAATCACTGTTTTTCGTTCTGAGCAACCTCATCAACCAAGGTATTCAGTATTTCGCTATCAAGAAGTACGTATACGGGCTTCAGCCGAATCAATACGAGTACTTGCTACCAGTGGGTGGGAATGACGTTTTAAACGCCCTATACCGCTGGATGACGCAACCTACGGGTACGTACACGTCCTCAGCAGGTGGTACGGCGGCTAATGTTGCAGATCAAGATGTATCAACGTTTTGCCAACAGACTACCCCAAACGGGAACATTGTAGTTAACTACGGTGCTAACCAAGCGCAATACATCGGTTCTATTGGCATCATGCCCTATGTGGCTGGTGGTGGTAGCGCGACATGGAATTATTCGTTCCAAGCGTCTTCTGACAACGTTACATGGAAGACTTTGTACACTGGTACGAGCGTATCGGTGACGGATGGACAGTGGATTTGGCAGGACATAGACCCCGGCGCTCAGACCCAGTACTACCGTATCGTTGCTTCTGGCGGTACGACTTTGGCTCTTCGTGAGTGGTACCTTGGAGTAAACTCCACTGAGATCACGATGGCTCGCTTGAATCGCGATGACTACACGAACCTACCAAACAAGAATTTCACAGCAAACCAGCCATTTCAGTTCTGGTTGAATCGCACAATTCCTCAGGCGACGATCACTTTGTGGCCTACTCCCCAGAGCGCGTTCTATCAAATGACCGTGTGGTATTCAGCCCAGATTCAAGACGTTGGTGCGTTGAATGGTCAATTGGCTATCCCTGATCGATGGATGTTGGCGATTCAGAGCATGCTAGCTCACCAGATGAGCTTGGAGTTGCCAAACGTTGATCTAGCGCGTGTTCAGTATCTTGAAGGTCAAGCTGAGAAGTACTTCATCATGGCGGAGCAAGAGGAGCGTGACAAGTCGCCGATCTACTTTGCACCCAATATCGGTGTATACACAAGGTAAGTCATGCCACGCTTTTTAAACACTGAAGGCAATGCATCGATTGGGATTTTTATTTGTGATCGGTGCAAGATGAAACGCGCCATCATTGAGGCGATGCCTGACCCCAATTTCCCCGGCTTAAAAGTGTGCCAACAAGGGTGTGCCGACAACAAAGATCCGTACCGTTTGCCTGCTCGCAAAACGGAGAGAATTACATTGCAATATCCACGTCCTGATGTATCATTGGACAATCTGAGCGGATCTGAAATCCCGTATGGCGGATCTGTTTTAGAACCCTGATCTGGGAGTTGATAAAGGAATAACATGGCGGCAAGCGGCTTCACACCAATTCAGCTTTACCACAGTACGACCAATGGTGCTTTGCCACTGGCGGGTAATTTAGCTACAGGCGAACTTGCTGTAAACGTTTACAGCGGTAAGCTGTACTATAAAAATTCAAACACAGGTTTGGTCAGCATTTTGGCTGACGGTGCAATCTCAACGGGTAATTTGCCCGGTGGTTCTACGGGAACAGTTGTTTACCAAAGCGCCACTGGCGTTACAGCGTATCTGCCTATCGCTGGTGCTAGCGCTTTACTGTACTCCAACGGTACGCTACCTGCGTACTCTGCGACAGGTGCGGCAGGTTCTATTGTTTACTCTACAGGATCAGCGCCAGCTTACGCTTCAATTGGTGCGGTAGGCTCAATCGTTTACTCAAACGGATCTGCGCCCACATCGATCCCAATCGGTGCAGTTGATACCGTATTGACTTCAACGGGAACAATTCCTCAGTTTGTAAGCCAAGCTAGTTTGTCAGTAGGTACAGCGGCTACAGCAGGTTTTGCAACTACTGCTGGCGCGGCAACAACAGCGACAACAGCGACAACAGCAACTAACCTTGCAGGTGGTGCGGCAAACAGGGTTGCTTATCAATCAAGCACAAGCAACACCACGTTTGTTGCCGCTCCAACAATTGCTGGTACGGTATTGGGATGGACTGGATCTGTATTAGATTGGGTAGCCGCCCCAGCCGCCACAACAACAACAAACATTGCTGGTGGTGCTCAGTATCAGATCCCATTCCAAAGCGGTGTTAGCACAACAACGTTCAGTGCAAATTTGCTTTTCAATTCGTCAACAAATACGGTTGAAACGACAAACGTAACTGCAACTGGTGCAGTGGCTGGTAACACAGTTTCGGCAACTACAACAGTTGCGGCTGGAACAACGGTTACTGCGGGAACATCAGTCACAGCGACAACGTCAGTGACTGGCGCTACTGTTATTGCAAACAAAGCAATTGCACCAACAGCAACAACTGGCGCGTACAGCTACGGGACGCTGTCGTACACCGACACAAACATTTTTGAGTCAAGTCAAACTTCTGTTAACAGCTACGCGCAGAAGATTTTGCAGAACACAAACAACGGTAGTACTGCATCGGTAGACTACATTGTTTCAAACGACTTAGGCACGGCGACAACGTACTTTGGCGACTTTGGTATGAACAGTTCCACATACAGTGGAATTGGGCCGTTCCAGTTACCAAGTGCGGTTTATCTGTACTCAACAGACTCAGACCTTGTTATTGGTACAAAGACCGCACACCACTTGCGTTTGGTCACTAACGACAACTCAGCAGATTCAATGACAATCGACCCAAACGGCGCTGTTGCTTTTAACGGCAACTATGGCGTCGCTGGCAAGGTTCTTAGTTCAAACGGCACAGCAGGTGCTCCAACATGGATAGACGCTGGTGGCGCTCCGTCCTTCTTACTTATCAACGCAGGAGTCAGTTAAATGGCAACGAACGCACAATATACAAAGAACGCCCGACAAGCATCGGTTGCGATCAGCACGGCAAACACAAACCGTGACGGAACAGGAACAATGACCATTGTGTGGACTGCGCCTGCTTTTGTAGACGCAACAAACCCCGGCGGTTCACGCATCGAGCGCATCATCATTCAAGCTACTGGTACAACCACAGCGGGTATGGTGCGCTTGTTTGTGAGTTCGGACGCAACGGCTAACAGCGCGGCAAACACGTTCTTGTACGAAGAAATCCCAGTGACTGCGGCTACACCTTCAACTACAGTGCAGGCTTATGCAGTGGCGCTACAGGCTGTGACGTACCAGACACTGTTCCCAATTATGATTGGCCCCGGATGCACCCTGCGTGTGTCCACGGCTAACGCTGAATCTTTTGTTGTGACTGCAATGGGCGGAGACTACTAAAATGGCAAATGGATCTTTTGGACTTAGCGGTTTACCTACCGCACCTACCACTGTTGGCTCTGCGCCTAATAACCCATTCACGCCTGTTAGCGCCGTGGTAAACAGCACCGCTGGTTTTGAAGCTGGCGATTTAATTTATAACTTTGGTGGTGATATTGGCCCAGTGCCGGGTACTTCTGGCGGTACTGGCACGTTTGTAATCAATGATACTGCACCAACATATACACAAAATGTCACCTTTGGTGAACTAATGCCTACGCCAGTACCTTTAGGGTATAACAACAGAGGCGCAGAAAAATTAGCTGTTTTAACTGACGGAAACATTGTTATTGCTTATTTAAGAAACAGTTCATCACTGGGCAACTACCCGTGTTTTAAAGTAATTAACGAGAATGGCACTGTCATTGTTGCTGAAACAACAATTCAAGCCGCCACTGGTCAAAACGGCATGATTTCCGTTGGCGCTTTAACTGGCGGAGGTTTTGCAGTGGGGTGGATTCCATCAAACGGATCTGGTACTGGGTACGCTATTTACGCCAACCCTGTTGGTAGTAGTTGTGCTGTAGTTAAAGCGGCTACTATTGATGCGTCAGTCGTCCCCTCTGTTTCTGATAGTGTTGTACAAGTAGCCCCTCGCCCAAACGGTTCGTGGATCCTTGCTACTACAGATACTTCAAATAACTTGTACCATAAAGTTTTTGATGCTACTGGGACGCAAGTTTATAATTGGACATCACCTACGACAATTCAAAACTCCGCTCGGATGTTTAGGTACGTTGTTAGGGCTGACAACAGTTTTGTTTATTTTTCAATAAACGCGTCTGGGTACATAGCATACGGCGCGTATAACGCCACAAACACAGTAACAAAAGCGTTTACTGCAATTACAACGGTGACGGGAGTAGCTAATCCGAACGACTGGGGCGGCGCAACACTTCTTACTGGCACTAGGGTATTGGTGACTTGGTGTAACGGCAGTAACCAACCTTCATACGCAGAAATTGACTCCTCTAATAATATTTCAGTAGGGCCGACAGTATATTCCACGTTAAATACTAACTATGGTTGGCGTTGGGCATCCCCAAAAGTGTTGGCTAACGGAAACTATATATTGACATTTTTGTCTTTAAGTAGCGCTCCTACCACAAATCCTTACGGTTACATCGTATGGTATGCTGTTTATAACAGTTCTCACGTTATTCAAACAACGTCAACAGGAAATTTCATTGGTGGGTTTTCTGGAAATTCAACCATGCTTCCTTCGGTTGTTGAAACCGCAAACTATATTCATGTACTTGGGACACCTACTTCGTTAAGCGGGGGTAACGTATTAAACGGTTGGAACAACGGCTCACCAGTTAATATGTTGTGGGCAAGGCTGTCTGCAACAACATACCAAACAATAAAACAAAACAGTACGACCGTTCTTATTGGTAACAGCAGTAGTTTGCCTGTTAGTGGCTATGTGCGTTCTGCCTCAACACCAAGCGCCGCTTCGTTTTATTCATCCACAACAACTACAGTAACAACTACGTCAACGGCAGGAACAATACTTGTTCCTCAAACAACGATTGACACTGGAACAATAGTTGCAATTGATACAGCATCATTGAACGATGGTACGTGTTTAATTTTGTATAGACTTGGTACTGGTGGTGCTCTTAAACTGGCTGTTGTAAGCCCAGCGGGTGCTCTGTTATCTACCACAACACTTGTAGCAAGCACTTCTTTAAATTATAGTAGCAATTCTTTTTCACAATGCTATCGTATTGCTGTGTTGTCTGACGGAAAGATTGCAGTTTCTTACGTTTCTAGCACGGATGCGCCAACGCTGATTGTTTTGTCAAGTACATACGCAATATTGGCAACTGTCTTACCAGCTAACGTTCAATTCTCATTAAGTACTATTGGGTATGGACTTGCCGCACTTACAAACGGCAGGTTTGTTTTAGTTTACCCAGACTCTAGTTTTGGTGGGGCTGTTGGATTCAGAGTCTACAATAGCTCTTTAACTTTAGTGTCTGGGCCAACTCAAATGCCCGGATCAACCTCACCAAAATTACCTTCTTGCACTGGAACTCAAAGCGGATTTGTTGCTTCTTATCTTGACGGAACCGTGTTCTACTCATATACGGTAATTGAAACAACAAGCAATAATTTCCAAATATCTTCACAACAAAATATAAGTACAGCCTCATCCACGTTTAGAAACCGTAAGATGGTTACGGGGCCGAACGGAAGCATTTATGATTTTATTCCTCAAAGTGCTACGGGTTTAGTAGGGTATTTGTGTACAAACCCGGGGGCAAAATCCGCTGGCACGTTTGTACAAACCCAAGTTGCGGCTACTTTTTCGTCAAATTCAAATGATAACCAGAATATGGCTTTGGCTGTAACTGCGTATAACGAGCCAGTTATAGTTACTCAGTTCAACGCCACAACACTTTATTCTGTGTTTAACAACGCGGGTATTGGAATAGATATTAACAGCACCAACACCGCTGTTTCTATCACAACAATGAGTTTACCAGCAACACTCACCAACAACATAATTAGTGCTTGCGCGTTGACTGGACGTACTCTTTTGGTTGCCCTTTTAAACTCAAGCAACCAACTAACCTATTTTACATACAACCCAATTACTACAACTTACTCATTGCCTTTGGTTGCTGGTGTAACAGCATCAAACCCTATGTCTCTTAGCCCTACCAATGGATTCTCCTTGGTTGGTGTCTCTTCAACAGCCGCCCCCGCAAATGGTCAGGGTACTGTTGTAATTAACGGCCCTGCGCAGTTAAGCTCAAGCTACCCCTCCACAACAGCGGGTCAAAGCTTTGACTTTGGTAACCCCGTGACATTTGGCGCGGCAGGAACAATCTCTGGTCGTAACGTAAACTTGATTGGAAATGTATGACAGTCCCTTTGATTACAAGCACGGTATCTAACCCTTTTACTGGCACGTTTGGTAACGGGGTTGTTGTTCCGTTTTTAGTGTCTGGCACGTTTTATGTCCCCGCCGGTGTATCTAGCGTCCGCGTCCGAGTGTGGGGTGGTGGAGCAGGAAGTGGTGGTGGGGGCGGTGGGTTTACGCTTGAAACCATTACAGGACTTATTTCAGGCACTGCTATTGTTGTAACAGTTGGTGCGGCGGCAGGGACTTCATCTTTTGGCGCATATTGCACAGCTACTGGTGGCACTAACGGAGGCGCTGGCGGTGTTGGATCTGGTGGTGACATCAATAATAATGGTGGTGCGGGGAATACTGGTAGCGGCGGCGGTGTTGGCGGATTGTTTGGTACTGGAGGCGGGGCAACTGCATCGGGAAACGCTGGTGGAGGTGGAGGTAGTACTGCTGGTAACGTAGCGGGTAATGGCGTTTTTGGCTCTGGTGGTCAATACCAATCAACCACAGTTACTACTTACCCAACAAGCGGTATGATTTCAGCGTCAATTGATTTTCTTGGCACTGGGGGTGGTGGGCCAAATTTAGTGGGTGGTCTTAACGGCGGCGGCGGTGGAGTTAGTGCTCCCGGTGGATTCCCCGGAGGTGGTGGCGGTAACGGTGGCTCTGGCGCTCGTGGCTTGGTAATTGTGGAGTATTGAAAATGAAATTTGCACGATTTATTGACAACACAGCCGTAGAAGTATTCACACCCCCAGACGGTTTTGGTATCTCTGATTGTTTCCACCCAACAGTTGCAAATCAGTTTGAGTCTGTTGCAGACGATGTAGACGTTGGTTATACAAAGCCTGTGGTTGAAGCTGTTGTGGTCGAAACTCCAGCGGTTGAAGAAACACCTCCTGACGCTACAACGTAATGGAATCGGTAGACACAAAGCTCGCTGTCCACGAAGCAATATGCTCAGAGCGATACAACAGTATTGATCGTTCTTTGCGTGATGGGGACAAGCGCATGACGAAGATTGAGTACCTCTTGTATGGGGTGATCGTCTGCGTGTTGTTTGGCCCCGGCGTTGCTGGGGAGCTAGTCAAAAAGATTCTGGGCTTGTAGCCATGAGAGACTGGGTCGAAGCGTTTATTGTTGCGACCTTTGTAATTATTTTTATAGTCTGGGGGACGTTCACCCTCATTTGGATTTGGGGATGAAATGGGTACTGGTGATCTTCATGTTATTGCCGGGAGCGTCCAGTCAAAAGAAGAAAGATGAATATCGTTGTGTGCGTTGGGCATGGACAGGAGATGTCTACAACCGCAAAGTAGTATGCCTTGAGTGGCAAAAGGTTGAACGGAAATGATTGATCCTGTTACCGCACTAGCGGGTCTTCAAAGTGCCATAGGACTTGTCCGTAAAGCGGCTCAGGTAGCAAATGACCTAGGTGGCCTAGGCGTGATGGTAGGTCGTATGTTTGACGCCAAAAGTCAGGCGTCCAAGGCGATGGTTGAAGCCAAGCGGTCAGGCAATAAGTCCAACTTTGCGCTGGCGATGCAGATAGAAAATACGCTGATGCAAACCGCCAAACTGGAGGCTGAGTTGCAGATGCTCTATATGCAGACTGGTCACATAGACGTTTGGAATAAGATCAAAGCAAGAGCGGCTGAGATGGATAGGGACGATGCCATAGCCGCAAGGCAGGCTAAAGAAGAAGAAAAACGCCAAAAAGAAAAAGAACAAGAAGAACTTGAACTAGCGGCTGGTCTTACAGCAGGTGCTTTTTTGTTAATGATGTTGGCGTTTGGTTTGTACGAGTTGTTTGAGTTTTGTGCTGTCAACAGGTGTGGTCGGTGAATGAGTACCAAAAACAAGCTGACCTCTTCTTCAAGGTATTCGTCAGGCTCTGTGTGGCGTGGTGGGTGCTTGGTCTGCTCAAGTTCCTGCCTGACGAGTTGGCGGGGAAGATTGTCGATAAACTACTTGGAATGATTGGACTGTAATGCTATCTCTATTCTCGACACTTGGCGGTTTGCTGATCTCAGGCTTGCCCAAACTCCTAGACTTCTTCCAGAACAAAGCTGACCAAAAGCATGAGTTGGCGCTTGCCCGTGTTCAAGTAGAACTACAGCTACAAATGATGGCTCAAGGCTTTGCGGCTCAAGAGCGCATGGAAGAGATTCGCACTGACCAGATTGCCATGCAGACCGATGCCGAGATGACGGTTGCCGCCTATGACCATGACAAAAAGGTTATGGAAAATGCAAGCACTTGGGTGGTTAACTTTGTCGGTACTGTGCGTCCGATGGTTACTTACATTTTTGTGTTGGAACTCTGCGCTATCAATGCTTGGATTGCCTACTACGTTTACACGCGCCCAAGTTTGGTAATGAGCATAGAAGACCTGATCCGCCTGTCTGACATTATTTTTTCCACCGATGAAATGGCAATGCTTGGAGGCATCATAGGTTTCTGGTTTGGCTCACGTAGCTGGAGCAAGAAATGAAACTGGGCGAAGCTGGCGCTAAGTTGATGCACCAGTGGGAAGGGTATCGCACTCGCGTGTACCTCTGCCCAGCCCACATTCATACGATTGGTTACGGGCATGTACTGTACCAAGAGCAAATTAGATTGCCAATGGTCAGGAAAGAAGGCTATACAGGCATGATTCGCAGTGAGTACCCATTAAAGCCGGAGGACAACCGTGTCTGGACTAAAGAAGAGATCGAGAAACTATTCGAAGATGACGTCAGACCTACTGAACGTGGTGTTCTTAGACTTGCTCCCGCTTTATCTGGTCGTCAAGGGGCTTTCGATACGTGCGTCAGCTTTTCCTTCAACGCTGGATTGGGTGCCTTTCAGCGGTCTTCTATTCGGATGAAGATCAATCGTGGGGACTGGGAGGGGGCGGCTGATGCGCTCATGCTGTATGTCATGGCTGGCGGTAAAGTGTTAGCAGGATTAAAACGACGTAGGGAAGCTGAGAAAGCGTTGTTTTTATCTTAAAGGCAGACTAAAATGAATAAACCAATTCAGAGAAGATAACATGGCAACAACTCCATCATGGGTGATGACATACAACTCACTGACGAGTACGGTGCTCCAGTATCTGGAACGCTCTGATGCGGCAGTTGTCAACGCTATCCCCACATTCATCACATTGTGCGAATTTGAGATCGCGCAAAACATCAAAACATTGGGTCAGATGGAAGTCGTTGACTCCAATATGAACATTGGCAACCCAGTGATTCCAAAGCCTGCAAGATGGCGCAAAACCACTTCTATGACTTTGTCTGTCAGTGGTCAAAAGCAACCCATGTTGGTTCGCAAGCTAGAGTACTTAAACAACTACGCTCAGGATGTTACGGCGACTGGGATACCCTTGTACTACGCTGACTACGATTACGACCATTGGTTAGTAGCGCCGACACCTAATCAAGCATATGCTTTTGAGGCGTTGTGTTACACCAGATTAGAACCTCTTTCATCGTCAAACCAGACTAACTGGTTGACAATAAATGCTCCAAATGCCATGTTGTTTGGTACTTTGAAGCAAACAGCACCGTTTCTTAAAAACGATGCACGACTGGCGCTATGGAAGTCAATGTTTGACGAAGCTCTCGCCGCCCTTAAAACTGAAGATACTCTGCGTATTGCAGACCGTTCAGCAATTGCCGTGGATAACTGATCATGACAACATACGTAAACCCATTTACAGGTCAGACGGTTTCCCCGTCTTCTGTTAGCTATGAATCGCTGTCGTTAACAGCAAACACTGAGTTGGAATGGCCTATCAACGGCAACGACAACACGCCTGCTAGTAGCATCATCGACGTTACTGCGACCTCCTCTGGAACTGGTACAGGATGGTTGTTGGAATTACCACCAGCCACTCAGGTATCGACTGGTCAGTCAATCATCGTTCGTAACGTTGGTGCAAACACATTTACTGTGACTGATAACGGTGGAAACACAATTATTTCAATTGCCTCTGGCGTTGCTGATTTCATCTTTTTGACTGACAACACGACAGTTAATGGTATTTGGGCTTCAGTTGTTTTTGGTGCTGGTACATCCTCAGCCAACGCAAGTGCATTGGCAGGCTATGGTTTGGTGGCGACTGGTTTGACTTTAAATCAAGCCTACAACGTCACAAACTACTACTCAGACGCTACTTTGGGTGCTTCAAGTCGTGCTCAGTTTGAGGTGTGGGCTGGTGGTGTTGGAGCATTCACGCTACCTTCTGCATCAACAATTGGGAACAATTGGTTCACCATCATTCGCAACGGTGGTACAGGTGTACTGACATTGACACCAACTGGTACAGATACTATTGACGGTAACGTCAACATGCAGTTGCAGTTGACTGAGTCTGTGGTGATCGTATCAAACGGGTCTTCAGGATTTAATACCTACGCTTATGGTCGATCAAACGCATTTGCGTTTACTCAGTTGGCGCAGGTGGTGACTGGTGGTACGTTGACATTGTCAGCCGCACAAGGTGCAAATATCATTCAAGAGTACACAGGTGCTCTTGTCTCTAATCAGATTGTTGTTTTACCTTCGACGGTTCAACTGTATTCATTGCAAAACAATACGACAGGCGCATACACGCTGACATTTAAAACGGCTGGAATTGGATCAACGGTTGCTGTTGGTCAGGGTCAGACAGCGTTGGTGGTGTGTGATGGTACGAACGTCTACAGTACGACGAGTAACACATCAAGCTCGTTCACGTCCGCAACGTTAGCACCGGGGGCTGTCTCCGCCCCATCCTTAAATTTCTTGGGCAACACAACTACAGGTTTGTATCTTCCTGCATCAAATCAAATTGGTTTCGCTGTCAACGGAACAAACGGAATGACGCTTTCATCCACTGGATTGGCAATAACTAACGGTATCTCAGGCGGTACTTTCTAATGACAGCGAAGGTCATTCAACTGCAGGTGAAGCCGGGCATCCAGCGCGATGGGACAAACTTCGCCGCCTCCACTTACGTTGATGGTGAATGGGTTCGTTTTCAAAACTCCCTACCTAGAAAAATGGGTGGGTATCGAGCTATTTTCTTAGACGGATCAGGCATCTCTCGTGGCATGACCATGACGTCTGAGAACGGAATTAACTACGTTGTTTCTGGATACAGCCTAGGTCTTGAGCAGTGGTATACCGACAATGATGACGGCGTGGGTTTTGGCCCTGTTGCCTACACAATAACTGGTGGTGCTGTTGCTGTGACAATTGCTAATGCAGGTTCTGCATACACAAACGGTACATACACAGCAGTTCCTTTGACTGGTGGTACTGGATCAAGCGCACAAGCCACAGTTGTGATTGCAGGCAACATTATCACCAATGTGACGATCACAGCCGCAGGTACTGGTTACACGGTAGGCGACTTGCTGAGTGCTTCGTCGGCATCAATTGGTGGTACGGGTTCTGGATTCTCTTTGCTGTTGACTGGCAACACAATTTTTACTGGTGGTAACAACACGCTATGGCAGTTTGACATTGGTTATGACTCCAGTGGTGGTGCAACGAGTAATTTGATTGCTCACCCAGCGCAGAACTTGAATGCAATTGACTCGACGATCAACACAAAACCGTTAATTGGTCAGTTTCCCGGCACAACGCTAGCACCAGTTGGCGTATTTACTGTGGCAAGCTGTTACCTGAATGGCTCGACCATCATTATCAATGGCGCGAACTTCTTAGTGGGTAATGGTCAAACAATCTCTGGTACTGGTATCACCGCAGGCACCACGATTACCAATACAGACGTAGTCGCAAATGTCACCATTACTGGGTACATGGTCGGTACTACGTTGACAGTGACAGTGGCTAATGATGGATCATTGGCAGTTGGTCAGACCATCATTGGTGGTGCTGGTGTTGGTGTGTTGCCAAATACGACGATTACAGCGCTTGGAACGGGTACTGGGGGGATTGGTACATACACGATCAATAACTCGCAGACAGTCGGTTCTAGCGGCACTCCTGTGGCTTTCTCAGGCAGTGCGACTACTACACTGACAACTTCAGTCGCAATGACGACTGGAACGGTCACTGTAACCTATGACAACAACATCTCCGTATCTGGCGGTGTTGTGATGTTGCACCCCTATTTGTTTGTCTACGGAAACAACGGTTTGATTCAAAACTCAGCCGCTGGTGACTTCTCAAATTGGGTGTCTGCTGACGCTAACGCGAACAACGTAGCGACGGGTAAGATCGTCAAAGGGCTACCACTGCGTGGCGGTACAACTTCTCCTGCTGGACTTTTCTGGTCATTGGATTCAATTATCCGTGTGACATACGCTCCAAGCACCGTGAACGGTATCAACTTCTATTGGAAGTATGACTTAGTCACCAGCCAAACCTCAATCATGTCAAGCCAATGCGTGATTGAGTATGATGGAATCTTCTACTGGTGCGGTGTTGATCGTTTCTTGACTTACAACGGTGTTGTTCAAGAGATCCCAAACACAGCAAATCAGAACCACTTCTTTGACAATTTGAACTATGCACAGCGCCAAAAGGTGTGGTGTACAAAAGTTCCTCGTTGGGGTGAGATCTGGTGGTTCTACCCTAGAGGTTCGGCAACCGAGTGTACTGATGCGGTCATCTACAACGTGAGAGAAAAGATCTGGTATGACGCTGGTGAGGCGGATGGTGCTAGACGATCTGCTGGTACGTTCTCAGAGGTGTTTCGTAAACCCATTTGGGGCGGTACTGGGGTTAACTCCACTGGCGGGTACACCTTGTGGCAACACGAGACGGGTACAGATGAGATATACACAACGAATGTGAACGCTGTTCGGTCGTCATTCACTACGAATAACTTGGGGTGGGTCACGGGTGGGCCGGGCAACCCCCAGCTATCAGGCGATAACCGTTGGTTGCGTTTAGAGCGTGTTGAACCTGACTTTGTACAGTCTGGTGACATGAACTTGTACGTGACTGGTCAAGGTTACGCTGACGACGTTGATCAGGTGTCAGAACCCTATGTTTTTGACAACACAACGCTTAAAATTGACATGCGTGAACAGCGTCGTTTGTTGCGTTTAAAGTTTGAGTCAAATACATTCAACGGTGACTATTACATGGGTAAAGTGTTACTTAGTGCTGATCAAGGTGACGAGAGGAGCACTGGAAATCCATGACGGTATACGACCCTCGCAACATGGAATGGGACTTTTACTGTAGTCTGATGGCGGAGTTGTTTTCGGCAAATGACATTGGTTCAGTCCCAGAAGAAAATTGGCGCGAATGGGTCGATGGTATTAACGGTATTGGACTTTTTGGTCAATCAGCAATTCCTGATCAGCGCCTATGCGAGACATGGCAAGACTGGGCAGAACAAATGGTTGGAATTATGAGTTTGGCAGGATAAAAAATGGCACTTCAAGGTTCATACAGAAACGCATTTGAAGATACTGGCGATGTTGCTGGGGTAGATGCAACACCTAGTGGTCTATCTAATTTAGCGGTTGATCCTGTAACCACTTCAGCAACTACTGCTGGCGGTCTTGCTTCGGCGATAACCCCAGAACAAGCTGAAATGGAGCGTAGGCAATCCGAAACTAATGCTCAAGCAGAACGTGAATATGCCGCACAACAAAAAGCCGCCGCTGACAATGTAACTGACTTAGGGAATGGAACGTTCCGACTTGCTGATGGTCGAATTTTTGATAGTAGTGGAAACCTTGTAACTGATACAACAAGCGGATTGTCTGCTCTCAGCACTACTACAGATAGCGCTAAAGGAACAGACGTTTCTGGTCTAGCCACAGATGCTACGGCAGGCACTGCGGCAACCGCAGGAACTTTGACAGCGTTAGCGCAAGGTGATGCAAATGCTACAAGTTCCTCTACATCAAATGCATACTTCAATGCAAATCCTGATGTAGCCGCCGCGTATGCCGCAAATCCAAATGGGATGACACCTGAGCAATATGCTCAATCACACTATCAATCTTATGGTTCTGAAGAAGGTCGTGAGTCTCCATTTGCATTAAGTGGCGAGTTAGCAAAATCTACCGATTTAAAAAATGGCACGTATTTAACCGCTTCTGGAGCAATTGTTGACTCTTCAGGTAATGCAATTAAGGATACTGGATCTGCCGCCACTGCTACGCTAACAAATCAAATTCTTGCTCAAAATTTGACAGACAAATGGCAAGGTGAGGGCTTTGGTACAGCGCAAGCAAACGCGGCTGACATGGCTGGCATCATGGCAAGTATCGGAATTACTGACATCAATCAGTTTGGTGAAGTTCCTGTTTTAGCGCAAGTAGAGCAAATTGGTCAAAAATACAATGGGCAGAATGTTTCAACGTATCAAAATGAAGATGGAACTACTCGTCAAGTTTACTGGAGAGCGACAGGCCAAACAGATCAAGACGGCAACGCAATTGCTGAACAAGTAGAGCTTCCAAAAGATGCAAAAATTGAAACTATTTATGGTTTATCCGATGGTAACGATGGGTTCACTCAAGTCGATTCTTCCAAAGTTAAAACAGTAGATGGAAAGCTAGTAGCCGATACAGGACAAAAAACTTACGGTAATAAAGAAACAGGTCAAGCTGTTCCAAATACATACAGCGAACGTCAAACAGGAAACGCTTGGGGCGGTACGTTTGCTGGTGATGGAAATACAGGCTATCGCGTCCAATTTAAAGCAGACGGAACGCCAATCTTTTACACAACAAAAGCATCTTCCAATGACCTTGCTAATTTGATGCAAGATCTTGGCCCACTGGGTCAAATTGCTATTGCTGTAGCTACAGGTGGTTTGTCCATTCCACAACAGATCGCCGCTAACTTGGCAATCCAAGTGCTTAGTGGTAAAGATATTGATGATGCGATCAAGGGTGCGGCAATCAGTTATGCAGGTGCGCAGATCCCCGGTCTCGATGCGCTGAAAGAAGGCACCAACTTCATCAAAGATTTAGGCTTGTCAGCAGGCGTTACAGATACTTTGACACGTTCATTCCAGAACGCCGCAGTAGCAGGTGGTAAAGCGCTCTTGTCTGGTCAGAATCTTGGTGACGCAATGATTCAAGGTGCTATCACTGGCGGTACAAGTGGTGCTGTCAACACATTGATGGGCAATATTGAGGGATTTGATACCCTGACAGATAGCCAAAAGAAGATGGTCACAAATGCTGTGACAGGTGTTGTTTCTGGTCAACCGCTAGATCAGATCGTCATTAACACTGCAATTGCCGCCGCAAACGCTGAAGTTGCTAAAGCCAAAGGTGTATCTGAAGTTCCCGTATCTAAAGTTGGTGATGGTACTTCTAAGGCAACACAAAGTGGCTTGGATTCCTTGGTAAATAAAGAACTTGAAAGCGCTTTGACATTTGATGCAACTGGATCAACAGACGTCAATGCCGCCGCTAAGTTGGCGCAGGATCAGGGGTACAGCAAGTTTACCTTTGATGGCAAGTCATACACCATTGACGGCAATGAAGACGCGAAGGTTGCCGATCTAGAGAAAACGGTCAAAGCAGAACAAGATCTACTGAAAGCACAAACAACAGCCGCCAACTTAGCTGGTGGCGAGTTTGCTGGTGTAGATCAAGCTGTAGCTAATACCGCCGCTCAAAACATTGTCTCAATTGGTAACGCAGAAGCAGATACACCAGATGAAGCCGCCGCACTAGCGAAACTGCGTAATCCAACTGGAAATCAGTTCACATTCGGTGGTCAGACATACACGATGGGTGGATCGAGCGATGCTGTAAGTAGAGCCGCCGCTGAAGCTCGTGCAGAAGAGTTAAAGAACAACATCGCTAACGCTCCATCAAAATCTGAGGCGTATAAGCTTGCTCGTGAAGGTCTTGGAGCAGGACAGACTTTTACATGGGATGGCAAAAGCTACAGCACAAACACACTTGAAGAATCGCAAGCTATTGCAACAGCACAAGGTGATGCACTTAGCGCAAAGAATCTTGCAAACAGAACACCAGAACAACAAGCGTTAATTGACGCTCAAAGAGATACAGCCGCACGAGAAGTTGCCGCAAGAGACACAGCCGCACGTATTTCAGCAAACAATTTGCTTGCCGCAAACACTGGTGATAAGTCTGTAGATACTGGCGGATACGATGCTTTGGGCAACCCAATTGGTGGTCAGACAATCGATGCATCAGCAGATCTAAATACAGTGAGTGGTCGTTTGGCAAATGGTTTTGCGAACTCCATGACTACGTTCCTAGGTGCTGTGGCAAATGCACCTGTTGCGGCAGTTCAGGCAGGCGGAAACTTGCTTGGGAACGCTGGCGGAATCATTGATCTAGTGGCTGGCAAATCTACTGAAGCAGGTAACAAACTGCGCGAGCTTGCTGGGCAGGTGGACAAGTTTTCAGATTCAATCTCTGATCCTCAGATCAAGATTCAACAGAAGCAAATTGGCGAAGACATCGACAAGGCTGATGGATTGTTGGCAAAGACTGGGGCAATGCTTTCTGCCGCTGTAAACAACCCTCTTGGTGCGGCTAACTGGGTGTTTACGGAAGGCTTTGAGGAAGTCCCCGGCGTCGGTATGGCGCTCAAGGCTGGAAGCAAAATTGCTCGCTATGGCATTTCTATTGCCAACGACATGATGGAATCTGGTGGAGCGGCTTACAACGACACCTATAAGGCGGCTAAAGCCCAAGGGATGAATGAAGATCAGGCACGAGTCGCCGCACGTAATTCTTCCCTTGCGGCGATGGTTGCAACAGGCGTTACTGGTGGCGTTGTTGAAGGCAAGTTACTTACCAAAGCAATTGGTAAGGAATCTGCTGGTGAGCTTATCGAAGGATCTGCACAAGCCGCCGCCGCTCAACTTGCTCTTGGCAAGGACTTGAATGTAAACGACGTCTTGACACAAGGTGTTATCGAGATGGGTGTTGGCAAGGGTGCAAGCTCTACAGCCAACGCTGTGACCGCTACCAACATCAATACCAATATTGCAGGTGTTGCATCGTCTGGTGATGTGGAAAAAATCAACAGCGCTATTTCAACCTCTGTTCAAGACGCGCTGGCTAGCGGTACGGCTGTTAACGTAGCTGTCGGCACATCGGTTGCGTCTGCCATCACAAACGGTGCTGATGCCAACTCTTCGATCATCACTGCTGTAACTTCAGCGATTGATAATGGTGCTGACGTAAACCAGACAATTACATCGTCAATTACTTCTGCAATTAGTGCAGGTGCGGACTCTGCTTTGTCAATTGATTCGACAGTAACGTCAGCCATTACAGGTGGTGCAGACGCCGCTACAACTGTTGATTCAGCCGTAACTTCTGCGATGACTGCTGGTGCAGACGCATCCACGTCTATCGCTTCTGCTGTACAAGCGGCTGTAAGTGCTGGCACTAACGTAACAACAGCAACAAACGCCGCTACTTCAGCGGCTGTAACCTCTGCTATCACAGGTGGAACAGACGTCTCTACAGCGATCACCAACGCCGTGAGTGGCGCGGTTGCCGCTGGTGCTGATACAACTACAGCAACGACTACGGCTACAGGGGCGGCGGTTACCACAGCCATCACTAACGGAACTGATGCTTCTACAGCGATTACAAGTGCTGTAACTGCGGCTGTAGACGCTGGTGCAGATGTAGTAACAGCGTCCAATGCGGCTGTGACATCTGCTGTAACAGCATCGATCACAAACGGGACTGACGTTGCTACAGCAATTTCTACTGCGGTTACTGCGGCTGTAGATGCTGGCTCAAACGTTACTGCGGCTACAAATGCCGCGACAACTGCCGCAGTCACGTCTGCCGTAACTTCTGGTACCGATGTATCAACTGCGATCACAAACGCTGTAAATGGTGCTGTTGCCGCAGGCGCAGACGCTACAACCGCTACCAGCACTGCGGTTACTGCCTCAGTAACTGCCGCAATAACCTCTGGTGCGAATGTTTCTACAACGATCTCCAACGCCATTCAGACGGCAGTAGATGCTGGTGTCGATACGAACACAGTGGTTGGTAACACAATATCTGCCGCGATCACCGCAGGGGCTAACGTCAATACGGCTGTCACAACTGCTGTGACTACTGCGATCAATGCTGGATCTGATGCCAACACGTCAATTGCTACTGCTGTAAATTCAGCGATCACGTCTGGAGTCAACTCCACGACAGCCATCAATGCGGCTGTTCAAGCGGCTATTGAAGCTGGTGTAGACGTGAACACAGCGATCAACACTGCCGTGAATACTGCGGTAAATGCAAACACCAATGTAACTACTGATGCAAATGTAGACGCCAATACGAATGTCACTACAAACGTTAACGCAGATGCAAACGTTGTCACTAATGCAAATACTGATGCAAATGCGGATGTAGTCGCAAACGCAGATCTTCCTGTCACTTCCGTTTCTACGGTTACTGGTGGTTTGCCAACATCCGATGTGTTGACAGTAAATCCCTTGGACACTTTAGATAGCACTGTTGCGGCGACATCAACACCGTCTGTAAGCCCTCTTTCCACTACTGTTTCAGTATCTAAACCTACAGTACCACCACGCAAACCAACTGCCGCGTCAAAGTACAGTCCAAGCGATTTTGCTGACCCAACGCTCGATAGTTCACCTCAGTTCTTGAAGGGTGCGCCCAAAGAAAAGGCTATGCAGTTGGCGGCTTTGCAACAGCTTTTCAGTTCACTGACTCCAGAGATGCAAGAAATTTTCATGGAGCGCGGAATTACACCGCCTGAGGAAGAAAAAGAATCTGAAAAAGTGGCTGAAAATGACACCAAAAAGAAAGACAAGAAGTCTGACGAAGACAAGACCAAAGAAGAAATCATCGCTGAAGAGGACGCAAAATTGACCCCTGAGCAATTGGCTGAGAAGTACAGTACAAAGTTTGCCGCCGCTGGTGGTGCTATTGGCGTATCTGAGATGAAGGATACTTTTAATCCAAACCTGAAAACTACTCAAAGCATCTTAGCCGCCGCTCCCATTACGGAAGCCCCGTTCAAACTGAGCGGTCTGAAGCACCTCAAGCAAGGCATCTCAAAGGCTCCTAGAGCGGTGAGTGAGTACGCCCAAGGGGGATTGCCTACCAAGTACGCAAAAGCCGCTCCAAAGGGTCACAATCCCGAATTCATCACTGGATTGACTGGTTACTACGCTCAGGGTGAAGGTACAGGTCAGTCTGACGACATCCCAGCCATGCTTCACGACGGTGACTATGTGATTGATGCTGACGCTGTGGCGGCTTTGGGTGACGGTTCTAGTAAGGCTGGTGCTCAGGCTTTATCCCAGTTCCAGTCCAAGGTGCCACACAAAATGTCAACAGGCGGACAAGCTGTTCCTGCGAAGATTGCTGACGGTGAATACGTATTCCCTGAAGCTTTTGTAACTGCCATTGGTGGCGGTGACAACAAACAAGGTGCAAAAATGCTCGATGCGATGCGCGAAGAGCTTAGAGCGCACAAAAGATCTGCTCCTACTAGTAAAATACCTCCAAAGGCGAAAAGTCCTCTGGACTACCTCAGAATGGCGAAAGGCTAATTATGGCAAACCTACTGCAAAGTTCCCAAACACAAGCAACGGAAGCTCCCGGCTTTTACACGGACTACCTGAGCAACATTGCGACTAAGGGTGCGGCGGCTGTTGATCCCACCACGGGAGCACAGTATGTCGGTTCTCAACCGTTACAAGAGGCGGCTTTTGCAAACGTTCAAGGTGCGGCTGGAGCTTTCAAGCCAACACTGACTGCCGCTGAAAACGTTTTGATGAGTGCGCGTGATTCAACAAGCCCACTATCAGCCGCTACTGATTATTTGACTGCCGCAGGAACAAACCCAGCCACTGCCGCTACAGGGTACATGAGTCCATACACAAACAGTGTAGTTAACCAGATCGGAAATATCGGTCAGCGCAACATCATGCAGAACCTTGCACCTTCAGCGACTGCGGGTGCTGTGGGTTCTGGTCAGTTTGGATCTAAGCGTGGTGCTGAAGTTTTGGGTCAAACAATCCAGAATGCTAGCCGTGACATTTTGGGTCAGCAGACCTCTGCAATGGACAAGGCATATCAAACGGCTTTGGATACTGCAATCAAGCAAAATCAAATTCAAGCCCAAATGGGTCAGACAGCAGGTACGCTTGCTTCTCAGGGAACACAGAATTTAACCAACTTGGGGAATGTTGCAGGTCAATTGGCTTCAACGAATCAAGCACTGAATTTAGCTGATATCAATGCTTTGGCTACCCTTGGCGAACAGCAACGCACACTGAAGCAAAACGAGCAGTTGTTCCCATTGAGCAACTTGTCTACACTGTCAGGCATGCTTCGTGGCTACAACGTACCTACAACGACAAAGACGACCGCACAGATGTCTCCGCTGTCTGCCTTGGCTGGTGTGGGTGCAGGCGCGATGGGAATGTTTACCCCCGGCGCTGGTGGTGCAACACCATACGACAGTTTGACTAAAGCGCTTAAAGGCATGACAACAGGTTCTGGTGCATCGGATATGTTTGGCAACATCATTTCGATTGATCCAACATTTAACACCGAAGGTTCTGTGCAAGGAGGCACATACACAGATCCTGTCACTGGTGAAACTTATGACACTGGGAGCGCTTAATAATGGCTACACCAAATAACATTGAAAAAACAAGCCCTCCAGCTTTTGACATTAAAAGCCCTTTAGATATCAGCAAGTGGAATCCTGTTGGCGATGAAGTGCCAGCAATTGCCGCTGAAAAACAGAAGACTTTGGACGCTCAAGAAAAGCTAGTGAAGTCATTGGAAGAGCGTTACGCAAATCCAAACTGGTTCAAGGTTGCCGCAGGTTTCTTGAAGCCCCAACTGGGTGGCTTTGCCGCGTCTTTGGGAAGCGCTTCAGAGGCGCTTGGTGAGGGCGTGGAAGCACAACGTGCCATTGCCCCTACCATTGAGCGCATGCGAGCAGAAGTCGCTCAAGGTCGCATTGGTATGGAAACCAATAAAGAGCAAGCTCGTGCAATTGAAGAGTACGACAGGTTAGGACTGAACGACACAGCCAAGTTGCGTAAGATCTTGAGTCTTGCGCCCAACTCTGATGTTGGTAAATCAATTTTAGATCGCCTGCAATTAGAGTCTGGACGTCGTGCAGAAACAGAAGCTGGAATAAACATCCAGAAAGAATTGATGAAGAACCCTGCGCTGAAGATCATCAATGATCCGACGTACAAGGGCATCGAGACAGACCCAGCAAAACAGCAAGCGTTTGTTAAATCTGTTGGGGAAGGACGACCTGCTGGTATCACCCCACAAGAGTGGGCTGGTATGGGCTTTACTGCAAGAACAGAGGCAATTATTTCTGCCGCAAATGAGAAGGCTAGTCAGTTCTTAAAAGAAGGTCAGAAAGCTTCTTTGGAAGCAGAGCGTTCGCATGAGGTTCTTGATGACCTGAGTTCGTTGCGAAGACTTGCTGTTGATCCATCTCTAGCTCCTTTGTTCTCTGTTGCACAGAACGGCGATTTGTTCTCTCAGTTCCGTGCGTTCTTGGACAAGAACCCCGGCAACACTCAGGGTGCTGTCGAAGGTTTGGTTGCCGCAACAATTGCAAGGCTTAAAAACCCAGATGAAGCTACTCGCGCCAAGGCTGACAAGCTCATTAAGAACGTTGCTGATCTTGAAGTCAGATTGCGTGGCACTTTGAACAACCCAACAGACGCCGCTACTGCTTTGAGTATTTCACGTTCACCAAGCATGTCTAATTCTCAAGCTGGCTTTGTTGGCATCATTGACCAGTTGGGTTTGAGTGCTTATAGAGACATTGAGTTGAACAGCTTGCGCAACAAATTAAAGTTGACTGCAAGCGATCAGATTCCGACCGAGCAGTATCGTCAGTTCAGAAACAATATTAGAGATCTGAAGGATGAGATGGCAACAAAGTCATCTTTGGACACAACGCCAATTTGGTTTTATCCCGGCAAACAAGAGACTGGTGCCAAAACTGATACTAAAGCAACCGTGCCTACGGCGGCTTCTTCGGCTCCTGCAACACAAGCAAAACCAACTGGTGGTGAGCGAAAGCCCCCTGCTGGATGGAGAAAATTGCCTAATGGTGATTTTGAAAGAATCTAACTATGGCAACAATTGCTGACTACAACAACAATCCCGGCAACATCAAGCCACCCAAGGGCGTCACTTATGACGGTCAAATTGGTGTAGATGACCGAGGCTTTGCTATCTTTGAAAACAAAGACTTTGGTCGCAAAGCGTTGGTCGGTGATATTGAAATAAAACTCAAAAACGGGTTGACTAGCCCTGAAGCATTTATCAATCGCTATGCCCCAGCAGGTAGCGAGAATGATGAAGACGCTCGAATGAACTACAAGATTTTTCTTGCAGATCAACTTGGGATGAAAAACACTGGGGACAAGTTTCCAGAAAACTCTGCACAAAAAATTGCTGATGCAATTGCGCATTTTGAAGCTGGTACTCGCCCAGAGCAAGCCGCTACACCTGAAGTTCCTAAGCCTCCAACACAAGGCGCTCAAATTGCAAGCCCCAATACGACTCCAGCACCGATGGAAATTTCTCCTGAGCTTGCTGGTTATGTTGGTGGTAAAGCAGGTGCGGCTGTGGGTACTGGCGCTATTTTGGCAAAAGCAAAGTTTGATACAGCCAAAGAAGCCAAAGATGCGTGGGATGCGCTAAGAAGCAAGATGCCGGGATCTGCTCCTGCGCCTGATGTAGCACCCACGTCCGCGTGGCCCGGCACTCGCACACCTGCAACACCATCACAAGCCGCAGTTACCCCTGCACAACGTTTGTTTGAAGGCGCTGAGGATGTGGCTGGCTTGACAGGTCGTGAGAGACAAACAGCTTACTCAGAGGCTACAAGCCAAAGAGCGGCGGCGGCAAAAACTCAAGAAAACATCGCAAAAAGTCTTGGGTTGAATCCTAAGGAACAGGTTGCTAAGTACCCTTCCGTTTCTTCTACACCAAGCGGCACAATCATTACAAAAGAATTGCGTGATGAATTGGCGCTAAGAGAATTGGTTCGTCAAAAAGATGAAGCCGAAAAGTTAAAAGCTTTAAGAAGTAAAAACGTTCAAGCGGCTGAAAAAGCTGGAACACCTTGGCAGAACATAGTTGCTCAAAAAGCGGCTGATGCGGCAAAACAACCTTCCCCTATATTTGCTTATGCACGACGTCTAGCTGGGTTGCCAGTTAAGGGTGCATTGGCTGGTGCAGGCTTTGCGGCTGAAGCGGCTGATGCCTATAACCGCTACAACAAAGGCGAAAAAGGTGAGGCGGCTGTCGGTGGCTTAGGCGCTGTGGCTAACCTTGCCGCGCCGTTTGTAGGCTCTATGGGGGCGTTACCTTCTATTGGTATTGCCGCACCACTGTACTTGACGGCGTCTGACCGTATCAAGCGTTTGGCGAAGAATCCTGAAGAGATTAGGCTTCAGGAAGACGCCTACGATGCTATGGGGAATCCCGTGCGCTAAGGTAAGCCCAGAAGAAAAGCCAAAACCATCCTGATCCGAGTAATGAAATCAGACCGTAGATCAGAAGAATAATAAGTGAGTCCATAAGAAGCCCCCACCGCCAAGTGGGGGTTTTTGTTTATGCGTTGTCTCTGATCTCTTGTAGCTTATCGGCTACAAGGGTGTTTAAGCTACGAACAACCTTGACGCACTGTTTGCGCTCCTCTTCGACAATAGCTGGTGTAGCAGTCTTTACGAATGCTTCTGCCAGCTTCATCAAATCCTCTTCGAGGAAGTTGTAGTTCTCTTCAAGAACGAGGTTAATGAAGGTGTCTGTGACTTGCTCTTTGGTGATCATGCTTTCTCCAGTGCTTTTTGCGCTTTTTTCTTTGCCAAATACGTTCTCATGTATTGACGTTGTTTTTCTCTTTGAGCGGCAGTCAATGGCTTTTTAGGATATTTTTTCTTAACTACGGGAGCAGGTTTGGCTTCCAACACTTTGACCTTCGCTCTGAGCATTGTGATCTCAGACGCCGCTAGGCTCATATCTTTAGACAGCGCTTTGATCTGGTCAAACAGGTACTTTTTTTCTTGGTTTGAAATAAACATATCACTCTCCAAATTTGTTTTTGAGTTTCCAAAATGTCAGCAAAGCTTGGAACATCGCCCAACCGCGCTGAAGCTCTTCTTCTGACCATTCATGGATCTTGATCAGACCGTGGTTAGAAGCTGATGCAAAGACGTTCGCGCAACGTGCATTGGGTAAGC